GTTAAGGCATCAATATTTGCCACCAAAAGAGTTCATTAATGCAGTCATGAAAATGCCAATTGAAATTGCTGAACAAATAGGTGGTAAACCAGAAGAGAGTAACCCAAGGGCAAGATTAGTTTAGTATTGCGTATTAGTGAAGAAAACAAAAAAGCATTCAGGAGAATAAATGGCTAACATAAGTGCAGCAGATAAATTTATGGCGATCTCAAAGAAGGTCAATAAAGCGATAAGTGAATATGGATCTACGTTAAGTACGTCTATTTACAGTAATATAGATGAGTATATTGATACTGGTTCATATTCACTGAATCGTCTTATAACTGGGGACATTTATAACGGAATCCCGAGAGGTCGTGTTATTGCATTGGCGGGAGAATCTGGAGTGGGTAAATCGTTCGTAAGTGGAATGGCAATTAAGAACGCACAAGAGATGGGGTATACGGTTGTTTATTATGATAGCGAGAATGCCGTCGATAATGATTTTATGGCAAGGATTGGGGTTGATACTGACAAGATGATGTACTTCCCTATTGATATAATTGAAGACTTTAGAAACCATTCAATCAATACTTGTAAACAATTCTTAGATGATAACCCAGAAGAAAAGGTTATAATTGTACTTGATTCATTTGGAAATCTCTCTTGTGCAAAAGAAAAGAGAGACTTGGAAGCAGGGAAGGATAATTCAGACATGGGTGCTAGAGCTAAGGCCGGTAAGTCAATGCTAAAAGAGCTAACTCACTTCTGTGGTAAATACCGTGTGCCATTTATATTCACTAACCATACCTACAAGGATGTTGGATCAGCACCAAACCCAAAGTACGCAAAGGACATCCAAGGTGGGGGAAGGCAAGCAACCTATATGGCAAGTGCTGTAATCATGCTTCGTAAGTCAGTAGACAAAGAAGGTGAAGGTAAGAGTAAGAAGAAGGTTGGTTCCATTATTCGTATGAAGAGTGACAAAAATCGCCTTGCTAGGGATGAACAACAAACCGAAATGTATTTGTCGTTCACATCTGGTCCCAATAAATATTATGGTCTTATCGAAGATGCATTAGAGAGTGGTGTTATTACTAAACCATCTGTGGGATGGTATCAAACAAAATATAGCGATAATAAAGTTCGTGAAAAGGAGTTATATACTAGCAAGATTTTCACAAAAGAATTACTAGACGAGTTAAATCAGTATTGTAATAAAACATATCAATATGCTACAGTTAACTATGGAGAAGATACTTTGTCGCAAGATCTAGATCTATTAAAAGACGACGAAGACGTATAGTAAAATGCTAAGTAAGCATTTGAGCATAAGAAAAATTGAATTATAATTACCCATACATAGGAGGATACAAATATGAGTAATGAACAAGAGCAACCAAAACAACCACAGTTCGTGCAAGTCGAAGTAGGATTTCTTCAGGCAGTCCTTGACTACATGAAGAAGCAACCATATGAGGAAGTATTTCAATTCATTGATGTACTCACTGGACCAAAAAACATGCCACCTCAAGGTGGTATGCCGGCACCGCCAGCACCGCCAGCACCTCCTAATATTAGTGAAGTAACACCAGAAGGATTTGATTCTTCTATAGCAACAACAGAAACAACCGAAGGGGAAGTAAAATGAGTAACGAAATAGATGACGTAATGATGGTAGGAGATGGTATTCTCGCAGAGAAACCTATCGTTCAAGACACACATAATGGAATTGTTATTCCAGAACATTTACAACAAAATTTGTTCCCGACCTTGAAGTGCAAGGTTGTTAAAGTTGGTGCTGGATCTGATATACCAATGCCAGTTGCTCCTGGTGATCATGTTGTTTTAAGTAAGCAACAAATGTTTCCAGAAGTAATGATCGATAACAAGACTTATTATGTCTTGGCATCACACAACATTCTTTACGTACATAAGAAGAGTAAATAATAATGGAGAAGGATATTGAACTTTTTATAATCAAAGGTCTTTTTGAAAATGTTAGTTATTTTAGAAATGTGGCAGCGAACTTGGATGCGGATTACTTCGAAGAATATTCGTCTCCAATTGTCAACTTTCTTAAAAACTACTTTACCAAATACGAGAAGATTCCAGATTATTCAGTTGCACTCAATGCAATTTGTAGTTCAAAAAAATATGAAAAAGACGTAAAAGAAGAAGTAGAAGCCACTCTTAACAGGGCAAAGAATAACGATTTCGATGTCGAAAAAAATGCAGATTGGTTATTTGATGAGACTAAGAAGTTTGCTAATGGTCGTGCTATTTTCAACGTGTTTCAAGAAGGAGCAGTTGAACTAAAAAAGGATGGCGATGAAGCAGACTTTGGTAAGTTAGAAATCAGTATGAGAGAAGCATTATCCATGGACTGGAATGAGGACATGGGTATTGACTTCTTTGATATTGATGGGATTGATGAAATTTATGATAGTCTTAGTGATGTATCAATTAGAATTCCTATTGGAGTTGATGTAATTGATGAGGCAATCAATGGGGGTATCCCTGGTCAAACTAAATTTTGTATGGTCTATGTAGGCAGTGCTGGTTTAGGTAAGTGCTGTTCTTTTATGAATACTATAAAAGTAAGAAACAAAACTACTGGTGAAGTTAAAGAACTTCCCATAGGTGAGTTTCATGGTATGATAAAAGGGGAACGTTATGAGCATGAAGAAAGAAAGTCATGCCAAGTGTGAGATATGAGGTGCTGAAAAATCAAGGAGTAAGCATTTTACATATCAGAGAAAGAGACTATAATATTAATAAAGAATATGTTATTAAGGAATGTTTGAGATTTATATATGAATGAACTGCATGAACAAGTTGAACGGAAATTTGTTGAGAGTTTCAATGTTTCAGATTGGGAAGTTGAGACCTCTAGTGGTTGGGTTGATGTTGAAAAGAGCAACAAGACTATTGAGTATGATGTATGGAGACTAGAAACCGAAGATGGTAAATGGTTAGAGTGTGCCGACAATCATATTGTATTTAAGAGGGGGGAAGAATGTCATGACGAAGAAGTATTCGCAAAAGATTTAAAAGAAGGTGACGAGATAGTAACCAAAAGCACGTTATCGTATGAAATGAACAGAGGCGTTGTGAATGAGTTTTGTAAAGTAAAGAGTGTAACTAAACTCGATAGAAAAGAGCATATGTATGACTTATCTGTGGGAGGTGACCATACTTACTTTACTAATAACATTCTTTCTCACAACACATTGATTCTTGGGAATACTGCACTAAATGCCGTGAAGGAAGGAAAGAATGTTCTCTACATTACTTTTGAGATTGATCAGAAGGAATTAAGAAAGAGAATTGATGCTAACTTTACCGACTTTAGTGTTCGTAACATCACCCAAATGAGAGATGAGGTTAAGAACAAAGTTAAAGAGGCAAAGAAAAAAGGTACAATGGGGAGATTTATAATTAAGGAATTTCCACCTGCATCAGTGTCTGCATTAGACATAGAATCTTTCCTTCATACACTTAATTTGAAAAGACAATTTAAACCTGATGTAATCGTTCTTGACTACTTAGGTATTATGGTTCCTATTTCCAAGGACCATAGTAATAGTTACGAAAAGGGTAAAGCGGTTTGTGAAGAAATTCGTTGTTTGTCGGATAGGCACAAATGTCCTATTATTACTGCAGCACAAACAAATCGCAGTGGTTATGGTCAATCTAATGTTGAGATGGATAATATAGCAGACTCGATGGGTATTGCCCACACTGCAGACTTGATTATTTCTCTTGCTCAGACAGATGAGTTAAAAGAGAACAACCAAATAAAGTTCGAAGTTGTCAAATCTAGAATATCTAGGACTGGTACAAAAGGTATCGTGAATATCGATTACGATAAACTGAAAATAGTTAATGATAGTGACGATGAAGACACGTCCGATGTCATTTCGACTGGTATTAGAGAAATTGAAAAAGTCAAAAAAGAAAAATTCAAAACGATTACATAAGGGGAATATATGAATTTCGAAAAAGTAGAGGAGGCATATCCAGGTCATAGTGACGATGTTGATATGGTAGAATATGAGTCATTAAAGGATCAGATAAATGCCAAATACGACACAGAATCTACGGCAATGCAGGTTAGGTCGGAGTTCGAAAAAACGTATAATAAATTATTTGATAGGATGATGGAAGATCATGCCAACAAAGTGTTTCATATCATGTATGTGTTTATGGACTGTTTTAATATTACAGAAAATAAGGCATTTAGACTATTGAATAAGAATAATAGAGAGAAGGTAAGAAATTATGCAATGAGTAATTACAACACTGATTACTATGAAAAGATGGAAAATGAGAAATTGAAACTTAAAGCGGAAAAGAAAGGTAAGAAATATAACCAACATAACAACATCGATAATCTTTTTGATGAATGAGAAACAAATGACATTTGAACTTTACAGGCAATACTTAATTCAGATTGCCACTAAAGAAGGTAGACCTTTTCGTTTACCTAAGAGTGTCGCAGTTTTAGATAAAAGATCCGATGCAAGTTTCTTCTATGCACTCCAAAAGAAGTTGGATGGTAATAGAGTTTCTAACAAAAGCAAAATACAACTTTTCATGGAAACTGCATGTAAGAAATTATCAGTGTTTCATATTACTGATATACTTGATGGGTTCGATGAAATATTTGAAGTTTTTAAGAATATAAAGGAAGAGGGAGTAAAGGAAAAGAAAGAAAAAATAGTGAAAGCATTTGCGTATTTGAAAGAATACTGTATAATTAATAGTATAAATAACTATGAGGATCTAACGAAAGGAAGTCCTCCAGTTCTTTTAAAATTATGGAAACAAGGTAAGTTAGATGATCGAGTGATCGTGACTTTAATTGACTTTGATATAGTGAAGAAGAAACCTTGGTATCGTATTTATTGCGGTGCCATAATTCCCAAGATTAAGAGCATTAGTGATGAAATTGGGAATGACGTATATTTAGTCTCGGTAATCGAGAGCGAACTAGTAAAATTTAAAAACACCCTTAACAAGTAACAAATAACAGGAGGTTCAGTAATGGGTAAAAGTAAGTATGACCTTGGTGGTCTTTTAAAGGAACTTGAAAAAAATGATTCAGGTTCAGATGGTGATAAGGAGTATTCCAGTGATTATTGGAAACCAACTCTAGAAAAAGGGGATGAGAGATCGGAATATACAATTCGTTTTCTCCCAAACCCAGATTCCAAGACAAATTTTCCTTGGGTCGAACGTGCAGCACATATGTTTAACTTCGCAAATAGTGGGAAGTTTGTTTACAAAGCATGTGCTAAGAAAGCAAGAGGAGAAAAGTGCTTCATTTGTGAAGAAGTTTCTCGTCTTTATCAAAGTGGAGATCCTTCTCAAGAATCGATAGGGGCAAAGCGTTACTCTAAGAAACGTTACTTCCATAATGTCTTGGTCGTCAAAGATCCAAGAGATAGCGGAAAGAACGAAGGTAAGGTGATGATCTACGAGTGTGGTCAACAAATCCATGAGAAGTGTGTTGAGTTCTTGAAGAACGAAGATCTTAATATAGGCGAAAGAATCTACTTCCATCCAGAAGTTGGGACTGATTTCAAGTTGGTTCTTACTTGGAAGTCGAATTACCAAAACTATGAGAAGTCCGATTTTGTTCGTAAAACTTCTCCTATCGCAGTTGATGGTAATGAGTTAGATCTTGATGATGCTGAAAAGTTTATTGATGAAAATTGCCACAAACTTAATGGTTTAATTTTGGCCGATAAGGTTTTCACTGAATACGAAAAACTTAAGGCACTTTACCTTAACGAAGGTATAGTTGAAGAAAAACCAAATAGGAGAGTTGATGTCAAAGAAGATGCTGGAGAGGAAGTCGAAACCGACTCTGAAGACACGGATGACGATGACAAAACTGTAGACGATAGGAAGGTATCTTCTCGAAATCCAAAAGAAAGATCAGAAGTACAGGCGGAGAAAGATGATGCTCCATTCGATACTGACGATGGCGAAGATGACGAAGATGCTGAACTAGCGGCATTGTTGGAGGGTTGATAACTTCAACAAGAAAAAAGGTGGTGAGGACGTAAAACTCCTCATCACTTTTTCTTGAACAAGGTACTCATAGGAGAAAAAAATGATAGGTACATATAATAAAGAAGCGCTTACAAATATTGTCGAACCACTTCAGTCAATTTCTAGTGTGTTTGGTAATAATTCAGTTCATGTTGTTTACGAGAATTCTGACGACGACATGTTTATCCACACGGTTAACCAAAAGAAGTCGGTCTATGCGATCTACACACTTAAGGTTGATGGTGTTATCGAGGATTATTCTTCTAAGTTGGCGGTGGCAGGTATTTGGGACGTTAAATTTTTCATGAACGTCTTAAATAAGTACGTCAACCCAATATATGTTGAAAAAGTAGAGATTGATTGGAGTGAGACTGCAAAGAATAGGATCATGGTTAAATGTGGTAACGAGGTTTCCGAGTTCTACATGTCAGATATTGGTCTTTTTTCTGAGTCTAGGAAGACTGCTCGTAAGTTAAATACTTCATCGTTGACAGAAGCATGTTCTTTTGTTCTTGATGGTACTAACTTGAAAAAGTTGAAGACCAGTATCTCAGTATTTGAAGAACAGCATGAGTTTGTTCTTTCTGGTAATGAGGGAGATAATTTTATCTCCGTTGCGCTTACTTCTGACTCAAGCACACAGACCAACAAGAATACATCTAGAATTGATGATGTAGAGGTGAAGGCAGATTTCACTTTGAAGTTTCCGAAGGAAGACATCAAAGGTCTTCTTGCTTGTAACGACAAGTTTGATCTAGAAGTATTCATTGGACCAAAAAGTATCATGGGTGCTTCTTATAGTAAAGAACACTATGATATGAACTTTTACTTTTCTCCATTGACCAACTAGGTCATTGGACTAGTAACCCAAAGGGAGAGTAACTTCGGTTACTTTCCCTTTTTTTCTGTATAAATATCTCCCTCATCATGATACAATATCGTAGTTATTGCTTAAAATCTTCTGTTGCTGACGTAAAAGAAAAACGAGGAGTTCTTGATTTTTATTTTAAAAAAGCATTTGCAGAAATGGATTTTGGTCCTATAATATCCCTACTTGAAATTTTTAAGTGAGTTAGGATGGATTTAGTAGAAGTCAGAGAGACAGTCAATTCCACTATTTGGGTGGAGAAATACAAACCAATGACGATTGATGATGTTTTGGTTGATCGTAGCATTAAAGAAAAGTTTGCGGAATTTATCAGAAATAAGGACATACCAAACCTTATATTTCCTGGAAATCCTGGAAACGGAAAAACCAGTTGTGCCAAGATTCTAGCACATGCAATTAGTAGAGACGTTCTTTTTGTTAATGCATCAGACGAAAGTGGGGTTGATGTAGTGCGGAACAAAATTGTGCCATTTTGTACCACCATGTCAGCAGGGAACATGTTCGATGATGATGAAGTAAAGGGTGATTTAAAGATCGTGATTCTTGATGAGATGGAAATGTCGAGTGAGAGATTCCAGACTGCTCTACGTGCCGTTATCGAAGATTTCTACAAGACTACACGGTTTATCATGACTTGTAACTTCTTCAACAAGGTAATTGACCCTATCAAGTCAAGGACTCAAGAATTCAAGTTCGGTGACATTGACCAAAAGACCATTTTAAAGAGGTGCTTTGCTATCTTAGAAAACGAGAAAGTACAATACGATAAGAAAAATGTTGCCGATGTCCTAAAGAATCTTGGTACAGATATTCGTAGGATCATCCAAACACTTCAAAAATTGACAGTTACGAAGGAAGACGGTACTAGAGTTCTCAGTAAGTACACCTCTTTGGAAGAAAGACAAGAGACAGTACTTGACTTAATCAAAAATGATAAGTTGACAGAATTTAGAAAGTATTACAATGAACATAATATGAATGCCGATGAACTAATAAAATTCCTTTATCGAAAGGCATTCGAGAAAAAGTTAGGTGATAGATGGGTAGAGATCATTGCTGAGTTAGCGGAATGTGCGTATCGACTCAAGTTAGGTGTTGATCCAGAAATCACAGTGATGAATGGCGTTCTTCAAGTTATGCAGTTACTATAGGAGTTATAAAATGAATAAATATTGTGTTACGTTTAATGAAACTCACAACTATACCGTTGAGTTCGAATGTGATAGTATCGAGGATGCTGTCGTAAAAGTTAAACTAGTATATGGTCTAGTACCAGAAGAAATCGTGAGTGCTAAAATGATTTTTGGTGGGTTTATTTCGGTTACCTATGCTGAAACTGTTTCAAAAGAAGCAGTTGTTGATGCAGAAAGTGCAGACGATGCGAAAGGTATCGTAGAGTCTGTCATCGATGGTGAGATTGAGAATGCATGGGAAGTGCGTGGTAATAGTGGGGATTTAAGTTCAGATGGCGTCAATGCGCTATTGAATTGTATCCCTCCACATGTAGATGACGAGGATGAACTAAACTTTTATAAAAATCTTGATGGTGGTGATGGTATATAATGGCACCAAAACCAACTCGTAAGGGAGTGCCAAAGAAAAAGAAAGTAAAGACTGGTCCAACTCTTTTTGATTTCTTGAATGATATCACTTATGATAAGAAAAATATCCTAAATAAGGACAACGACCATCTATATTCAAAGTTCATGATAACTAAGTTTCTTAGCATGAACAAAAACTTCTTACCTATTGTTGATGTTATTCTCAATAGATACCAAGCAGTTCTTTCTAATCAAGAGTTCCATCAGTTGTGTATCGGTATCATTAAGAAGCAAAAGATCTTTCTTAAGTATAATAGTCCAAAACCTTTGAAGGAACAGTCTAAGAGGCAAATACAGGTCATCGGTGATTACTTTAAGGTGTCGGGGGATAATGCTTTTGAATACTACCTAATTGGTGGCGATGAAATGGTTGACAATATCGAAAAATTATATGGTATTATAAAAAAATAAGGCGACCTTTATAAATAAACGTATATGTTTATTGATAGGGGTTCGCGTGAGTAAAGAATTAGGTATTAGAGTTGATTTGAAAAAGAATTATCCTCTCGTTAAAGAGACTTTAGAACGAATGGGGATAAGGAATGCGGAGGAAAAGAAGTTTTTTCCTTCTTGTTATTGCGTGGAAGAGGACGATGGGTCTTTCAGAGTGTATCACTTTAAAGAATTGTTTATCAGAGAAGGTAAATCGTCAAACTTCGATGACCTTGACGAATTAAGACGCAATACAATTATCCATTTTCTTAAAAAATGGGATCTTGTCGATTTCGATAAAGAGATAGACGAGATTTTGGTACAAAAAATCGATGTTCTTAACCACAAAGATAAGAGAGACTACAATATCTGCCATAAATACTACTTCAAGAAAAAAGTATAAATACCCTTGAATAGGCATTTAAGGTGGTCTGATGGCAAAAATCAATATCAGTAAAGGGTTACATACACAAGAAACTCTTCATCTCAAAGCACGAAAAGATGAGAATGAAGTAAGTATAGATGCATCTGGAAACGCAGATGATGTAGATATTAACGTAAACACTAAAGGTACACAAGGGAAAGTTGTATTTGACGGAAGTGTTTTCGTTAAAGATGGTGTTATAACTGCTGATGAGATTAACGTTACTGTTTTAAATGCAGTAGACCAATATATTTTAACGTATAGTTTCCAAGAAGGCATTACTGGCAATCTTTTTACTATTAATAGTGATGAAATTGGAGTTGGTGTAGGTGGTGATGGTATTGCTGGTATGGAAATTGGTAGAGGTGTTCTACCAAATAGTCTTTTTGTGTTTGATGATAGTGATGACAGATGGAAAGCGGGTGAAGAGGGATCATTGAAACGTGTTGTTTTAACTGACGATGCCAATTTAACACCAAACAAGGTGGTTCTTTCTAGTAGTGATCTATCTAAAGACGTTGAAGTAAATGATAACTTTGAATTCAGTAGCAATACATTAAAGATCTCTGGTGGAATAGAAAAGAACGATGTTACGGTATTGAATCAAAATGAGAGTGACGTAAGATATGCACAATTAGATCAAGCAGAGGTATTTCTTGAAACCATTTCATTTACAGATGGAATTGCAGTGACTGGAAATGTTAAACTAGGCGATCACTTTGAATTCAGTAGCAATACATTAAAGATCTCTGGTGGAATAGAAAAGAACGATGTTACGGTATTGAATCAAAATGAGAGTGACGTAAGATATGCACAATTAGATCAAACAGAGGTATTTCTTGAAACCATTTCATTTACAGATGGAATTGCAGTGACTGGAAATGTTGAACTAGGCGATCACTTTTATATCACTGACGAGGGGATATTGTTTAATAATAATTCAGCAATATTTAATTGTGAAGACTTTGTTGTAACAAACGATACATCAACTGCTTCAGTTACTATTTCTGGTAGTCTAACCGTTTCGGGTAAGGTTTTTGTCAACAATGTTGCTGAATTCAAAGATGAAGCAATATTTAATTCAGATGCATCATTCAATAGTGATGTTTATTTAACCACATCTGGTGGACCCACTACTTCTAGTGCATCTGGAAATGCTGGTCAGTTAAAATGGGATGATGAATACATCTATCTTTGCTATCAACAGAACAAATGGGGTAGGGTCGCACTTGATAAAGTGTGGTAAGCAGTTGTAAAAAACTATAAATGTGCTATAATTAGTACATGTCAACTGACCTAGAAGTACCAGATCACATAGCAGTTAATTTTTTTAAGACTACCCTTAATGGGGTTGCTATGTCAAATACATTCGCGGCAAGATGTCCAGTTTGCGGTGATTCTTCCAAGCACCAAGAAAAAAGACGTATGTATCTTTTAAAGAAAAGTCGGACTTGGTTGGTATATTGTCATAATTGTGAGTATTCGTCAAGTCTTTTAAACTTCACGAAGAACTTCTACCCACATTATTATCGTAGGATGTTGAGTGAATCTGTTGGAGATTTCTTTTCGCCAGAGAAGAATGAAGAGGATGACCTATCTTTGTTGATAGAGGCACTTTCTCAGAAGGTTAAGAAGACGGTTAAGAAGAGATTCAATAAAGTAGAGACTACGATCAATAAATTTTGCATTCCTTTGATTAGTAAACATAGAGGCAAGGAACAGCAAATTATGATAGAACAAATAAAGGACTTGAAAAATCGTCGTTTGAGTGATGAGTTCATATCAAGTCTTCATTTCGTTAAGTGGACGGAAGATGATGACTTTAAAAAATATAGACATAGAATAATCATTCCATTTTTTGGTAAAGATGGTAGACCTTATTACTTTCAAGCAAAAGGTACTAATAAGTATCACGTTAATAATAAGTACATAAATTGGGACGATGAGGATAGGAAACCTGTTTACAACGAACATCATGTAGATAGAGATAAGACGGTTTACATAGTTGAAGGTCTAATCGATTCATTGTTCGTAAACAATGCCGTCGCATCGACTGGTGCTAGTTTGAGTAAGGCAAGAATAAGAGAATTGACTAAAGAGTACCCAAATAGAATTTGGATTATGGATAATGATAAGAAAGGAAATCAGATTTCGGATAGGTTATTTAAGTTAGGTGAAACATGTTTTTTATTTCCAAGGAAATATAAACAAATAAAAGATTTAAATGATCTGGCAATTCTCTTAAAAAAAGATGACTTGACTGAAATTGTTGAGCAGAATTGCTATAATAACCTTGAAGGTCTTATTGAATTAAGCGGGAGATAATATGAAGATATATATTGGTAAACAAAGAGGACAAAATAGGTTTAAAGTGTACGAAAGTATCACTGAGGTTGAACCCGACGATTTCGAAAAGTACGAAATCTATAGCGCTAACCAAATTTCTAAACATGAATATGGTAATTTAGTTAAAGAAGAAAAGATTAGAGAACTCACTGGTCAATTGTCTGCATTAGGGGTAGATCTAAAGGCACTTCAACCACAAACCGTACAACCTCCACAAATTCTTAACGAGAGAGAACCTACATCTGAGACACCAGGTACAGTTGAAGACACGATTCATCAAGAAATTGATGATATGGGAGTTGGGCGGAGATCTGAACAAGAGTTTATGCAAACACCTTCTAAAGTAGAAAAGGTCCATAACGGACAAAAGAGTGGAGTGATGTTTACTATGGGTGAATTAAAAGCACAGTATGATAAATTTCATGTTGAGGTAGAGAAGGATATCCAAGAGATTCAATTTACTTCTTATGACGAGAGTGGGTTTATTCTAAATATGACTGAACTTAGAAAAGATCTTCCTTCGATGTTAAAAAATGGGATACCTGTCAGACAAGTGACCTAATATAAATATTCGTATGGCAGATAATCTTAATCTTAATCTAAATCCAGCACGCCAAGACAAATTTAGTTTTGCTCTTGGTAACATTCCTTCTCTCGTACTTCTATCTCCAGATGAATTGACTGAGATTCAAGCACTTGGGTTAAATAATGATAGCAAAAACTTCTTTTACTTAGGTCTCAGATCTGTTGCATTGCCCGGTATATCATTGGGTGATACCAAAATTGATAACCGTTTCATTTCTATTGCTGAAACAGACATGAAATATACCTTCGAGAACCTAACTACTGAGATTAGATTAGATAACAATTACTTAATATACAAAATGCTAGTCCTTTGGATGTTTTTAATGAATCGTCCAGATGAATATAACGAAAACTCAAGCCAACAAACCTTTGGTGATACGGCAGTTGAAGCAATTTTAACTATGAAAGATAACTTCAATGCTCCAGTAATATCTTTTCAATTCTATGATCTAAGACCAGTTTCACTACCATCTCTTCCAATGAACTATTCTGGTGAAGGGGAAGAGATCGTATTGAATGTTACTTGGCAATATACTTACTTTATGCCTAGAACCGCAAATGGGCATGAGTATAAATTAGATCTTAATGCTAGATAATGTCGAACGTAGACCCCAAAAAAGTTAAATTTAAGTTTGGTAAAAGGTATGGGTTTAAATACAAGGGTAAGAACTCTAGAGATCCAAATCCAGACGTAATTGTTATTAAAAAAATAGGCAATATGTTGGTTGGGTTAAACTTAAACTATACAGCAGATAGTAAATTCGTTAAGAAATTTGATTTCAAAGATCAAATAGTCGAGTTATTTGAAAACGAAAGACTTAAAATTGGTATAAATGAAAATGAAATTGCTGACATACTAGATAGTAGAGACAAAAGAAAAAACGAGAAGATTGCACATATAATTTTTTATGCTAACGAAGATAATATGGAAATGGTTGAGAGAATAAATAAAAAGAAAAATGATAAAGATTTACTAGCAATTATGGCACATGCAACTAGAACTTATATTATTGACCGAAAATACATGACGATCAGTGATAAATACGATAGTGAGAAGACCTAGTAAATGGAACAAATCATTAGAGGTTATAGTGACAGAAGAAACCTACGATATGATGTCAATGCATCGAATGGTGAAGCGATGCGTCAAGGGGACTTCTGCAGAGGTTAAATCAATAAAAATTAGACGTAAACTATTAGATAAGACAGGGTTAAACGGATTAGCAATTTTTGACAAAAAAACAATTTTAGTAGATGAGCATAATGAAAATCAAATACAATTATTACTATCAATATTTCATGAAATATTTCATTACTATTTCAGGGACTACGATGATTATAGAACCACTTACGTTCATAATGATGACGACCCTATTGAGATAAGAGCGGAAAAATCAGCAGAAAACATGCTAAGATGGTATGTAAGGAATCATAAAGAATTGCAAGAAATAATTGATATGGTAGTACAAATACCAATAAAGAAACTTACCTCTATTGAGAAGGAAGAATTATGAGTGTTACAAAGGATAGGATATTTGTTTTGGATACTAATGTTCTTTTAGAAAGTCCAGATAGTATTGTGGATAGTTTTGGTGAACATAAGGTTATTATTCCAATGACAGTAGTAGAAGAATTGGATCATCTCAAAAAAGCAGAGGGTGATACAGGGTGGTCTGCTAGGCAGTCACTTAGAACCATCGAAAAACTACGGGATAATGGTAGTCTTTCCGATTGGACTAGAAGAAATGATATTGGTGGTCAACTTAAGATCGTTTCTTTGTCTAGAGAAGACCGAGTTAAGTATGATGATGCTGAAATCGCATTAAAAAACAACGATGACTACATCATTTTTACCGCATTAAAGGTACAGGAGAGTAATCTTGATGATGAGACCATCCTAGTGTCTAACGACACCTCAGTTCGCATTAAAGGGACGTACATTGGTCTTCCATGCCAATACTACAAAGATAGTTTAGTGTCGCAACAAGCACTAAATTACACTGGTTATAGAGAGATTGAACTTCAGTTGGAGTTCTTTGGGTCATTCAATGAAGGTGGGAAATTTATTAAGAAACGGTTGTCGCAAAAAATGCCATTTTCGAACATTAGTCTTCTTAAAGAAGTGGATATTCCACCTGCAAATGAGTTTATTCTTTTATCTCCAGAACCAACTGAAGAACTCTCCAAGAAAGATCTAAAGAAATTGAAGAAAGTTTATCGATATTGTTCAGATGGACTCCTCCATGCTAAGGATTTAGAAGCGGATTCTAAGATGTTTGGTGGTCTAGCGGGTAAAAATTTAGAGCAATCGGTAGCACTGGATGTTCTTATGGATGATTCAGTCAAAGTAGTTGCTCTTAGTGGTCCAGGTGGATCTGGTAAGACGATTTTGAGTATTGCTGCTTGTTTAACAAAGTTGATAACGGATAAAGACAGTGAATATGAGAAACTTATTCTCCTTAAACCAACTGTTAGTGTTTCTGATGATATTAGATTCTTACCGGGTAGTGCTGAAGATAAGGTTGGTCAGTACATGGGTTCTTATCATGATAATTTTAAGATGTTAAAGAAGATGGAAATCGAACATACTAGTTCGACATCTGATACTACGTTTGAGAAGTTAAAGGAACGTGGGTTGGTTGAAATAGAATCTATCTCTTTTCTTCGAGGTAGAAGTTTGAATGATTGTTTGATCATTGTTGATGAAACTCAAAATATCACACAAAATGTAATGAAGACAATTCTTACTAGAGTTGGTGAGAATTCTAAGATCATTTTACTTGGTGATCCAGATCAAATCGATAGATCTTACCTTAGTAAATACAATAATGGGTTGTTCCATGCTATCGAAAGATTAAAGGGACAGGATTTCTTTGCTCATGTTAAATTTATACATGGGGTTAGATCAATAGTGTCGAAAATGTCAGCGGAGTTGCTATAATACTTTAATCGTTTATAAGGTTTATTATGTTTTTGAAATTAACTAGTTCTGATAGTCGTAGGTTTAGACTAAATACACAATATGTGTCTGAGATACTTGAGTCTGGTGGAGAAGCCGTTGATATTAATGCTGTGTTATTTTCCGTAATACCCAATTTTGACGAAAAGGGTAAACCTGCTTCTAATAGAATATGGGAAGTACAAGAGACTTTACAAGAAATAGAGGAGCAATTGGATGCCATCCCCAAAGGTTAACGTATTTACACCTACCTACCATCGTCTTGATATGACAAAACGATGTTTGGAATCGGTCATACCTCATATCAATAATAGCATATACGACACTAGGTTGTTTATATGTGACAATGACTCTTCTGAAGAAATGAGGGCATGGTTAAAAACTATTATTTCTGATCTGGTTAAAGTTTATTTTAGTGATAAGAATATAGGTAAAGCAGAGATAATAAATAGAATTTATAGTGATTATGGTTCTGACTGCGAATACTTCATTAGTATAGACTCAGATATGGTTGCTCTAGAGGAAGATAACTTCATTGATAGTATGGTGTGGCATATACACAATATGCCAGAGTTTGGGGTTCTTAGTACATTTCAATTAGAAAATGATCAACAAATATGGGATGGTCTAACTAAGATAGAAGAAAAAGAAGGCAGACAAGTTGCCTATGGGAAATATAACTGTGTTGCTGGTGGATGTATTATTCTTACTAAAGAAATGTGGGATAAAATAGGTAACTATAATACATATGGGAAAGTATATGGTTTTGACGATGGTTTGATTATGCAGAGTGTTCATTTAGAAAACCGAAAAGTTGGTGTAATGAAAGACGTAAAATTAATCCACCCAACTGACGATGATGACGGATATCGTAAATGGAAAGCAGTTAATATAGCAAAAAGAAAGGATTCAGGGTATTTTTGAAAGTTAATATATTCACTCCAGTTTATCATAGGTTCCAAAAGACTAGACTTTCCCTAGACTCAGTAATCGATTCTATCGAACTTTCTACGAACGAAGTGATGCTTTATATTGGTGTCAATGGTGTGGAAAGTGAAGAGATGACGGAATGGTTGCGTGATTTAGCGAAACATCCTCAGATTAAAATTTTCGAGTCTGATAGAAACTTAGGAAAAGCACATATCGTTAATTACATGCATGGAAGAGTAGACTCCGCTGATTATTTTATTAGTATTGATAGTGATATGGTTGCAGAAGAAAATGACAAGTATAATTGGATAGATGAATTTGTGAAATTAATGGAATGTCCAGATGCACAAAATTTTGCATTATTAAGTACTTGGCAAGATGGTAATTGTGCTCATAGAATGGACATGCAGAATCAAAGAACTGAAATACTTGGGCAATACATTAAATTTGGTGCTTATAATGGGGTTGCAGGAGGGTGTGTTATAATGAAAGATAGTTATTTCACTGACATAGGGAGATACACCATCTTTGATGTATATAGTGGAGACGATGCTATATTAATGCAGAAGGTACATGTTAATGGTCATCTAGTA